GATACTTTCTTATATTTGTCACCACTTGACAAAACTGGTGTTCCGTCTGGCTTATAATACATTGTTTCACCTGGGTCAAAATAATTTGTTTTATATGTAACAGCACCTAATTTACTATCGTCACCAAAACTATTTTTATTTGTAAATCCTTTAAAACCAGCAGGTACCGCATCCACAGGAGCATTATCTGCCATAGTCAACATAATATATTTTGAGTTTAATGTATATTCACCATCAGATGTACCGATTTTGTTTGCAATATATCCTGCAACATCAGGGTTCATTGAACATCTTGAATATTTTTCTAATACTACTATATTATCATCAGTATCATTAAAATCACGTACTAATAAATCAAATTCACCTGAATCTAAATTAATATTTTGTATTGTAATTTTTACTTGATTGTTAGCAGATTCACCATCCGAAATAGTAATAATGTTAAACAACTCGTCAACTTTACCACCACGAACTTCAGAAACAACTGTATTACTCATTGGAGTATCAAATTCTTTTATGAAATCAGTAGATGCATCATCAACAACATATGTAAGTTGTAAACCTCTAATTTTACCTTGTTCGAAAGCGTTTTTCAACCAATTAGGATAAACCTCATGAACATAAACCGGATGGTCTACATATGATTGGTCATAATTCTCAACTCCCAAAACTTTAGTAATATATTTTGAAGATGTTTGATCTAAAGAAATTGTGAATGATTTATGTCCACCTGTAGTACCTGTAACATCAATTTGGAATTCTGCTAATGGATTTGATACAATACCACCTGTATCTGTTAATGAAATATTTGAGTTTTGTGTTACTTCTAAAACTAAATTTTCTTGGTGATAATGACCTCTTGATCTTAAAGCTGCAACTACAACATTATCATAGTCAGCGTCCATACTTGCTAAGAATTCAAATCTTTCACCATCAAATGAAGTTCCACCTGTCCATCTGAACAAATAACTTGCTACGTCATAAATTGTAGTTTCGTCACCTGGTACTGATTCACGGAAACATGTATTATACCACTCTTGTCTATTTTCATTTTCAGTGTAAATTTTTCCTGTTAAAGGAGAAACTTGTTCTTTTGTACGATTTAACGATACAAAAATAGGGTCGGCAGCAGGAATAAAACCAATTGCAAACCATTTTCCTGAATCTGAACTTGTTAAACCACTATACATTTCACTAATATAATCTAAAATCGGCATACCGTTATAAGCGGTAACGCCTGATAAATCTACATAGATATCTGATGCGGTTGGATTATTTGGATTAAATGAAAAGTTTGAAGCGGTATTACCTGTGTAAGTTCCTGCTAAATACTCCTCTAAATGTTCTACTAAAATACCACCTTGTGATACAATACCAAATGTTTTGTTTGGATTATATCCTGTTAAACCTAAAACTCTTGTTACAAAAAGTTGATTAGACTCTTGTAAATAAGATTTAGCAACATATCCTAATTCATATTTTGGATTATTTGCTCCGTCTTTTTCAGGAGAAGTTGGTCCGAAATATGACTTATAACTGTCAAAACTCGAAATTAAAATCGGTTCGAATGCTGGACCTTGTAAAGTCTCACCCACTAAACCTAATGTAGTTACACCTACACTTTGTGCTACGAATGTTAAATCTACCTCTGAAGTGTAAACACCAGGAGATACAAAAACTCTGTTATTACTTGCCATTTAAATTAATTGGTTAAATTGTTTTATTACTTATCTTATAAATATCTTTGTTTTTACTAAAGATTTCCGTATTTTTTGTAAAAAGATAGTTATTTATCTTTTAATATCTTTTATATGGAAAACAATCAGAAAAACGTTAAAATAAGTGAGAAACACCACGAAATGTTAAAAAATTATTGTAATAAAAATGGTTTGAAAATCTATAAAGTTTTAGAAAAACACATAGAAGAACTTTGTAAACCTAAAAAGAAAGACATCTACGGAGATGATTAATAAACGTAAGTGATACCGATTGTTGAACCGACTGTCGGTGTACCTAATAAAGTAACGTCTTTTTTACCCGTGATTTCAAATGATTCACCTTCAGTTTGTACCATACCATTAACATCTAAAGTAACAATACTTTTAATATCATATTTTAAGAAAAAATTGATAGTGTTAGAATATGTAAAAATTTCAGTATTGACTTTTAATAATTTACCAAAATTATCATATATGATACTATTTTTACCTTTATAATAGATTATTGTTACAACACTAAAATCAGGAACAGGTTCCGCTAATGTCACTCTTGATGTATACGCAATATGGTAATAATGAACGTCTTTAGTTTGAATAATACCATTTATGGCTACGGTAAATAAAGTACCAATTGGTTCACCCACATTAAAAACCGTTTGTCCACCAATGGCAGATTGATTACTTGTGACAATATCAACTGTCTTACTTATAAATTTTTTCGATACAGCATTTTGGTTTACAAATTCAAACATGGTAAATAATCTATTAATTGCGGGTTTAACCTCAAACTCGTCACTATCCATTAAATATCCAAGCATAGTAAACTGATAATTTTGTACGTAGAATCTACGTCCATCAATAGTATCAATTGGACTATTGTCTTCAATTTTATCCAATACAATTGGAATATAATGACCTTTTATTATTGTATAATCTTGTCTTGAAGCAAAATGTTTCAAAACTATTTTATTAAATTTATTTAAATCTCTGAATTTACCACATACAATTGTTACATCAAATGATACATCAACGGGAATTGGTTGTGGAATAGTATAGATATCAGCACCCATAGTTGTACCATTCCAATTAGGAACAGCCGCATAATATATTTGATATCTATCGGGGATAGTTCTTTGTACCGATGGGTTAGTGCCGAATTGAACATCAGGTCTTCTGATTGTAGCGATGAAAGGTAATTTCATATTATTATCTTCATCACTAAAAGACCAGTTCTGAGTAAACTCACCCCATCTTTGGATTGTTAATATTTTATCTATAATTGGAATTTGAGTTCCGTCAGATACAACCTTGAACGTATTTGAAACATATTCTAAAAATCCTTTATCCAAATCATCATGTAATATCGTATCAGGAAGATAGGTATCGGATTTTGTTATTTTGTCTAACAACTCTTGTCTTCTCGCAACACCATCCGCCTGTTTGTAAATCTGAATGTCAGTTTTTCTTTTTTTAGGTATTCCCATGTTAAACTCCTCTAAATGTAGTATCTTGTGCTGGTGAGCATGTTATATTTCTATAATATGGCTTATAACCAAACATATTGTGTTTATTATCAGAAACAACTTTACCGTCGTTTGTTACAGTATAAAATCTTGTTCTTGATTCAGATTCAGGATAACCAATATAATCACCATATCTAATATCAATATTTAATTCTTCCAAATGTTTCATATATACTGAAACAATTAAATTACCTGGTTCATTATAGTGTAATAAACCACCTTTATATGAACTATTTTTTGGTTCTTCTATTTTAACTAATCCATTGAATTCTATTGGTGGAAAATATTTTATTTCATCAGTCCCAACTTCCGCATAAACATCATCTATTTCGGTTTTACCTCTATCTACACGATATAGAACTAATTTCATATTCAAATCACCATGAAGATATTCTTCACCCATACGAATATGAAGGTCGAAGTCATCTTGACCGAAGAATTTTGATACTCTGGTGATTGGTAGTTTATTATCCATATCTTAATAAATAGTTGAATCTTCCATTCTATTTAGTTATATTATATATAATAGATGGAAAAGAAAATACCTGAGATTGAGGCAAGGGAAATATTGAACGAATATGAAGGTTCCAATAATGTTTTGTTGGATTACAAACGTAAATTTGTGGAAGTTAAAAACTTTAAATTAACTCGTCCACAGGCGGAGTATGTCATTAAGTATAAAGACACGATTCCTAAGGTTGCAAGAAAATATATTGGAGTTGTTAATACATTTGGTGAAAAGATAATGGAAGATATGTTATTAACAAAACCTCCTGAAAAAATATGGTGTGAAAAGTTATTATGTGAGTCAGATAAGGCTTACCATATTTGGGGTAAAATTATCGATAGTCAACAAAACCACGCATTATGGTTACCTAAGGCTGCAATTGTTCAGGAGGAGAAAAAATTGAATCGTGTAATTGATTACACCAAATATTCTGTGAGACCTCCAATGGACCACCAAAAAATTGCTATTGAAAAGTTATTAGCGAATAATAAGTTTATTCTTGCCGATGATATGGGACTTGGTAAAACAACCTCCGCAGTTATTGCTTCTTTAGAGAGTGAAGCTAAGAAAGTTCTAATTGTATGTCCAGCATCTCTTAAAATCAACTGGCAAAGAGAAATTGCCAATTACTCAGATAGACGTGTATTAATCGTTGAAGGTCGTAAATGGGGTTCTACGTTTGATTTTTACATCATTAATTATGACATTATTAAAAATTATCATACAACAGATAAATCTGAAGATAGTGACGATTACAAATTGTTGGTTAATGAAAAATTTGATTTGGCAATTGTAGATGAAGCTCACTACATTTCCAACACAACAGCAAACAGAACTCGTTTATTAAATGATGTGTTAGACCAAATTCCTAAAGTCTGGTTACTAACGGGTACTCCAATGACATCAAGACCAATTAATTATTTCAACTTATTGAAAATCGTGGAATCTCCACTCACATTAAATTGGCAAAGTTATGTTCGTAGATATTGTAAAGGATTTCAATTTAAAGTTGGTAATCGAAAAGTATGGAATACAAGTGGGGCAAGTAATTTAGATGAACTTCGTGAGAGAACTAAAAACATTGTTCTTCGTAGAATGAAAACCGATATTCTTGATTTACCTGAAAAGATTGTTACTCCAGTGTTTGTTGAGTTGAATAGTAAAATGTATGATGAAGAACTTGAGGAGTTTACTCGTATTAGTAATGATAAGAAAAATGATGAAACTATTAGTGTGACATTAAATCGTTTGATGAAAGTTCGTCAATTAATATCATATGAAAAAATACCATATACTTGTGAGATTATTGATAAATGTTTAGAACAAGGTAAGAAAGTTATTGTTTTAACTAACTTTACAATGACCTTAGATATGTTACATGAAAAATATAAGAAAAATTCAGTAATTCTTGATGGTCGTATGTCTAAGGATAGAAGACAAGAATCTGTAGATAGATTCCAAAATGAAGATAAAATTAAAGTGTTTATTGGAAATATTAAAGCTGCAGGTGTGGGTATTACACTAACCGCAGCGGAAGTTGTAATTATGAATGACTTATCATTTGTTCCTGCAGACCACTCACAAGGAGAAGACCGAGCATATCGTTACGGACAAAAGAATAGTGTATTAGTTTATTACCCTGTATTTGAGAATACAATTGAAAAGGTAATTTACAATATTTTACAAAAGAAAAAGAACGTCATTGACCAAGTAATGGGTGACGGGGAATATTCAGAATCGTTCAGTAAGGATTTACTTAAGAGTCTCCTTTAATAGTCATTATAGCATCCCTTAATGTTAAATCTAAATCCTTGTGTTCAGGGTCACCAATTATAAGAGTTAATTTCTTATTTTCTAAATCCAACGTTAATACATTTTCACCTTCACCTGTTTTATAGGTAAATTCAAAATCATTTTTACCCGCCGTTTCAAATAAGTCTAATAGTGTCTTGTTCATAACTTAAATATAAGATATTTATAAGAATATATCAAATTATGGCTACAATTATTTCAGCAGAAGAGAAAGAAAAATTATACACTCAAGTATTTCACCTTTTAGGTATGCCTGTTCGTGGTATTGAACTTACCGAAGAACAAATGGATACTTTTATGGAATTATCTTTATCTGAATATGAACAATATGTAAGTGATTGGTTAATTGAATCTCAATGGTCAGCATTAGCAGGTTTAGATGTCGATACTCAATCATTAAGTAGAGCATTTACAAATCGTAGTTTAGATTATGAAACTCAATACACTTATGCTTATTCTAAAATCGTAGGATTACAAGCAGGTGGTGATAATGAATTAAAAAAGGATTTTTTTACAATTACACAAAATCAACAAGTTTATCAAATACCGGCTGGTCGTGAAATAAATGAACTTTTATGGTTCCAAAGAGCGACCTTAACAGATTCTATTGTAGATCCGTTCTTAGGTGGATTTGGTGGTCTTGGTGGTGCTGGTTTTGGTAGTGCCGGTGGTTTTGCTCAAACAGGTTCTGCGGGTTCATTCTTTATGATGCCGGCTTTTGACTTGTTACTTAGAATGGGTGATAGAAATATTAAAAACCGTTTGATTGGTGGTGATGTAACTTATAGAATTACCGCAGGTCCTGAAGGAACTAAAATGATTCATCTTTATAATGTACCTGGTGGTAAATTTGACTTTACAAACTTAAGAAGTAACAACTATCAAGTTTGGTATTGGTATTATGATACTATGGATAGAGATACTTGTTTAAAGAAAAACAAAGACGTTATCAAATTACCTTCTGATGTTATGACCGATGAATTAACATGGGACGAATTAAATAAACCTTCACAAAACTGGGTTAGAAAATATTTGATTGCTTATGCAAAAGAAGGTTTAGGTAGAATATGGGGTAAATTCTCAGGAGACTTACAAGTTCCTGATAGTTCAGTTAAATTAGATTATCAATCATTAATTACTGAAGGTAAAGATGAAAAATCTAAATTGATTGAAGAACTTATGGCAAGATTGGAAAGATTACGACCTGACAAACTTCTTGAAAGAAAAGCTGGTGAGGCCGAAAATCTTAACAAATCTCTTAAGTTCAGAGCAATGCCTTCTCCGTTTAACGTAATCTAACTTTCTATTGCGTGAAATGCATAATCGTGATTATTATTCTCGATTATTTCATCTTCATTAGACATAATACTTTGTTCTTGTAACGAAACAACTTTTCTGTTGTGTTCAACCCAAAATTGGTCAGCAAGTTCTAAACTATTTTCCACATACATAAAGTAAGGGTCTCTTTGTACTTTGTTCCAAAATATTACTTCACTATCGGATAAAGTCATAACCTCATCTAACTTATCTTGACCTTCTTCTTTTAATGGGAATCCATTAACTAATTCACATTGTTGTTTAGTAAAGTATTGTCTATCTTTTGGGTCATCAATTAAAATATCTTCTCTAATTGAAGGATTAAATGCAACAAGTAATGGTTCAACACGTTTATTAAAATTATTCAAATAACGAGGAACATTATAATCACCTTTTAAATCAGGATTATTTGTTATTTCTTTTTCATCAATCATATAACAGTTAATCTCGATGTAATCATTCGGCATTGGGTAACCATGTTTAGCAATAAATTCTTCTTGAACTTTCTTTGATGGTTTAGCAATTTTCTGAACGTCCCCTGAAGATTTTTTAGAACCATTATTAATATAATAAATTGTATCACCTAATCCCGCAGGATAATCATTTAACATAATTAATTCCATATGTGCTTGACGTGACATTAAAGAACCGGCTTTAGTTGTCTTCATCACATATTTCTTATACTCGGTAATACTTTGTTTAACACGTGCTTTATTGGCAATTTTTGATAATGGAATTTCTTTATTATAAATTTTACCTACGTAATCATAATATAATTCTACGAACGAATGACCATCACCATTTAACAAATATTTTAATCCTTCATCTAAAAACTCAACAATATATGTTTGTAATTTTTTAGATTTGATTGTATTACCTGTTAATTTAATTTTCTCTTTACCTTTCTTCATCATTTTAATGATGTAGTTCTTACGAGAAACATTGATACAAGCCGGAGCAATATAGTCAATATCTAAACCCATTTCATTTCTCATGAATATATCATTGAACTCTGCGGTGTCCGCTTCAATACCACTATATTCTTTTCCTTCTTTAACTAATTCATTCAAACCTTTACCAACGTATCTTGTATTTTCAATTCCATCAGGTGTCTCAAAATTCACACCATCCGTGTCCATTACGAGAGGTTTATAACCTTTCTTCATAAAGAACATAATCATCATACGTAAACACTGACGACCAATACAAGTAATAGTTTCACCCGCATCCATTTCTCCCCAAGGGAATACATGTGG